CACAAACCTGCAAACGGCTATCGCTAATTTTTTAGCGCGTAGCGATTTGACGGCGCAAATCCCTGACTTCATAACAATGGCCGAGGCACGCATGAGCCGCGAGCTTGAAACACGCAGTCAGGAAAAGCGCGTGATCGCAAACACTGTTGGCGGCAATGAGTACCTGTCGCTGCCGGTTGATATGCGTGAGGTTCGTGAGGTCAAGCTAAACACGTCTCCGCTGACTGTGCTGTCTTACTACAGTCCGGTCGCACTGGACGAGAAGTTTGCGTCAAACGGTCAAGGAAAGCCGCTTGGCTACAGCATTATCGGCGACGAGATCAAGCTGCGCCCGATACCAGACACGACATACCAAGTGGAAATTGTTTACGTCGGCACAATAAGCGCCCTATCGGCGTCAAACCAGACAAACAACATCCTGTCGCGCTCGCCGGATGCCTACCTTTACGGAGCGTTGGCCGAGGCGTATGCTTACCTTTTGGATGAGCAGCGTGCCTCTCAATATCTCCAGCGCTTTAACTTGGCGCTTGAGGAAATAAAAATTGATGAGCAGCGCTCACATTATGGCACCGGCTCGCTGGCTATGAGCAGCATTTACCAGCGGCAAAACACAGCAGCGGAGAGCTAAATTATGTCTGCAATGAGTGACTATCTTGAGAATGAAATTCTCGACCACATCTTAGGAACCGGCGCATATACGATGCCGACCACGGTTTACGTCGGCCTGTCGACTGGCTCGTTTAACGACGACAACAGCGGCACCGAGTTGACCGGCAATAACTATGCGCGTGAGGCTATCACATTTGGAGCCGCAGCGTCTGGTGTCGCCTCAAATAGTGCGGCGGTTGAGTTCAACGCAGCCACCGGCTCTTGGGGTACGGTCAGCCACTTTGGCTTGTTTGATGCTGTTAGCGGCGGAAACCTGCTGATACACGGCGCGTTGACGGCCAGCAAAGTTATTGCTTCTGGCGATATCCTTAAAATCGCAATCGGGGATATGGACATCACCGCAGCTTAGAGGCGGGTAAATGGCAACCGTTGCACCACTTGATAGAATAGGCGGCACACTAGACGCCCTATCGTTTACTGTTGACACGGTTGGCGACAGGGTCGCGTGGACTGCTATTGCGCTCGACCATATGGATGGTTGGGGCGCTTTAGACGCTTGGGATTATGGGGCGCTAGACACACTATCCCTTGAGGTCAAAATCGCAGCCGGTAGCGCCGCCCTGTCAGCGTCAGCTTCAAGTGACAGCGTCAGGCTAAAAAGTGTCTCAGCGTCCGTGTCTGCCTCGCTTGCGGCCTCAAGCGACATAACCCGCATAAGACCTATGGTTGCCTCTGTTGAGGCCATCAGCACGGCTTCTAGCGCGTTTGCGCGGGTGCGTCCGTTTGAGGCTTTGGTTAATGCTGTCGGCACGGCGACTTTGGACGGCACGCGGGTGCGTACAGTTGAGGCAGCCGCAACGATTACAGCCGCCGCGACGTCAAACTCGAACTTCCTGACGTTTGCTTCTGCAAGCGCAGACACCGCAATCACTTTAACTTGCGCGGCAAACGGCATATTTAGCGGCGCTTCATCTGGCGGGGTGGCGGTGACACCAGCCGTCACAATGACTATACTCGGTGAAGAGTGGACAGACATTGCAGCGTCGGCACCAACTTGGGGTGCAGCTACCGCTGGCGGTGCCGCTGTCTGGGCAACCCCGCCTGCGGGCGCAACTGGAAACTGGTTAGGGCAATGATACAATTTGGCGAATGGCTGCCAGACCAGCCGGACTTCTTGAACGCGGGCGTTGTGACGGCGGAAAACGTAATTCCGGCTCTGAACGGATATCGCCCCCTTAACGCGTTTAATTCGTTGAGCAACGCCACAGGCGGCAGCACGATTAAGGGCATATACGCGGCTAAAGATAACGGCGGAAATATCAAGCTGTTTGTCGGTGACGCCGACAAATTATATACGTTCAACCCATCTACCAACAACCTCGACGACGTCAGCAAGGCAGGCTCTCCGGCCTATGACTTGATTTCCGGCGAGCGTTGGCGTTTTGTGCAGTTTGGCGAGTACGTTATCGCGTCCGGCGGCACAGGCGAAGAGTTGCAAAAGTGGCAGCTAGGAACGGACACGGTTTTTTCGGATTTGTCAGGCGCGCCTAGAGCCGACTACTTAGCCGTCGTGCGCGACTTCATCTGGACGGCAAATATCGACGAGGGTTCTGGTCGTGTTCCATACCGCACAAAGTGGTCTGGGTTTAACGACATTACAAGCTGGACTGCTGGAACTGAGCAATCTGATTTTCAAGACCTGCCGGATGCTGGTGCCATCACCGGATTAGTCGGGGGCGAGTACGCCACAATCCTTTGCGAAAAGGCTATCTTCCGTGCCACATATACCGGCCCGCCACTGATCTGGCAGTTCGACAAAGTTGAGAGCCAGCGTGGCTGTAGCATACCCGGCTCTGTGTGTAACTACGGATCAGCCGTGTTCTACTATTCGGACAACGGCTTCCATATGTTCGATGGGTCAAAATCCACGCCAATCGGAAACGAAAAAATCGACAAATTCTTTGCCAAGGATTTTAACCCAGCTTACAAAAACAGGATGACCTCGGCTGTCGATCCGCTAAACCAGATTGCCGTTTGGTCTTACACCAGCACCGCAAGCACAAGCGGCCAGCCTGACCGACTGCTAATCTTCAACTACGCCCTTGGCCGCTGGTCTATAGGGAACGTAAACGCTGATTATATTGCACCGTTCTTTAGCGCCGGTTACACGGTTGAGGACTTGGACAACTTGTCAGCCACGCTGGATGGCTTGACTACTGTGCTTGATAGCCAGTTATTCCGTGGTGGTGAGTTCTTCTTTGGTGGCGCTGTCGGCGATCAGATTTTTACGTTTACCGGCGACCCATTGCAGGCGACAATCACCACAGGCGAGGCGGCTGTTAGTATGGGCAGGCACTCAATTATTACGCGCGTCTACCCATATCACGAGGATGGCACTGTTGAGCTGTTCGTCGGTATGCGCGGAACACCGACAGACACAGTCGCTTTTCAGGCCGGTGGCAGCACAAACCCAGACGGCTTTGTTCCGTTCAGAGCCGCAGACAGGTATCACCGCGTGAAAATGTTGCTGAGTGGAAACTGGTCTTTTGCCCACGGCATTGATATTGAGGCGCGGCAGGTGGGCAGACGATGACTATTGAGCAGCGCACCACAAACTTTCGCATATTAAATCCGGTCACGGCTACGACACGCGAAATTGCCGAGGTTCTAAACCGCACGATTAACGGCGGCTTAAACAGCGTCGGCTATGTGACGTTTCCGGCAAACACAACGCAGACCACTGTGCAAGACCCGCGCTATTCGACATCTAGCTTGGTGTTTTTTACTGGTGTTAATCACGACCCTTGGCACCATAATCCTTATATTGACGGCACAAGTGTTGACGGCACTATGGTCATTAACCACGACAATCAGGGGCATGATGCAGACTTCGCCTACCTTATTATCGGCTGAAGACCGAATGGGCGCTCAGTGGGAGCGCTGCTACAAGTGGATCAGCGACGCGCTGCAATACGCTGGCGACACGCATTGTATGGAGGATGTGTACCACGCCTGCGCGACTGGCAAGGCGCAGTTCCACCCGCTTGAGAAGTCTGCTATTATAACGGAGATAGTAGATTACCCGCAGCGGTCAGTTTGTAGGATATGGCTTGCAGGCGGTGAGCTTGACGAGTTAATGGAGGCCGAAAAATCTATCGCAGTCTGGGCTAGGTCTATTGGCTGCAACGGTATGGAGATAATCGGCAGGAAGGGCTGGCAGCGTCAGCTCAAAGATTACACCGCCACGTCGGTGGTTTTAGTGAAGGATATTAGCGATGAGTAAAGGCGGCGGATCAACAAGGACGGTTACGCAGAGCGTAAACCCACCAGCATACGCGAAGCCATTTCTTGAGTTTGGCTTGTCTGAGGCAAAGCAGCTCTATCAGGATCAGC